AACTTATCTGGGTCTTTTTGAATTGCTTTATAGAAAGCAGTAATTCCTGATTCTCTATCATTAAAAACTTCAAGGGGTACTTTAGGTCTATTGAGTGTAATGATCCCGCTACCACCACACCCGTCTACAAAGACTTTACCTTTAGGTAATTTAGTTAAAGTAAAGTCTAATGATTCTAACTTACTGCCCATATAGTTAAATGGTGCTCTTAAAAATGGTTCCTTTTCATCTTCTGGGTCTGGTTCATATAAGCCATCTAAAAGATTAAAAAGATCATTTGTCATAGTTTGAGACTTTCAAAAAGTTTTTCTACTTGCTTAAATAAGTTTTCCATATTACTATCATTTTCAAGTTCAAAGTTCCAGCCATTAAAGTCATTCAAATCGATCTCAGCTTTATCAGTCCCAATAGGCATACCCGGTCTATTTACTTTAGCCAATGTTGCTTGATATTCATTTACAAGCTCTAACGCCTCATTAAGAAATCTTAAATCCTTTACGATCATTACATCGCATTGATTTTGCGGGTTCTTGAACAAAGCATCAAGCCATGTTCTTTCATAAATTTCTCTACACTTATTTCCTAATTCAATCCATATTTGTCTCGGCGTTTTTCCAATAGCTGGGAGAACTGCTTCACGCAGATGTTCATTTGCTTCCAATTCATAAAAGTCTGCTTCACGAAGCCCAGCCCAACTATAAAGACTATATGCTGTTTCTTTAAGAGGCCCAGCAAATGAAACTGTTTTAACATGTTTAATATTGGTCTTTGTTCTAATTAAAGATGTTAGAAATTTTGCACAGGTATCCTTACCCACCCTCTTCTTGTGTCCGAATGCTACTACTTTCATCTAATTCTCCAATATACCAAACATTTTTTTGTTCAATTATTTTAATCTTTGGATACCCATTATAATGAATACCAATGATTTTATTTTCTTCAAACTTCACAAAAGCTGAGAGACCTTGTTCAAACATAAACATTAAATAAGAACGATCTTTTTTAGATAATTGTTCTATTACTTTTGTTATATTCATGTTTGCACCAATTTGTCTCCTACAAGAATGTAGGGATTCCCCGGCTTAGCTTCTTTATTAAAACTAATATTACCAATATAGAATTGACCATCCTTTGGTTGTCTACCTTTTGGAAATTTATTAGGAAGCTCTCTTCCAATTCTTTGAATAGTCCAAAAATGAACTTGATTGGGGTCAACCCATTCTTTAAATCTTTCAAAGAAGTCGGAGTACTTTATTTTTTCTCCGGGAATATGGCAACAAACTTCATCAATAAACATTTCAAGATAAGTTTTATTTGCTTCTTGTGCAGATAACTTATCGGGAGTGTCAATGATTGGTACATTAAGTCTATCATTTGAAAAAGGAATTTCAAGTGATAAAATTTGAGCAATAAAATCGGGCGCCTCTTTTTCCAAAAGAGTAATAATTTGTTTCTTAGGAATCATGTTGGTTGGATCAAGAGATGGGACATAAAGCATCGTTATTCTACTATCACCTGGAAAAATTGGGCAGGCTGCTTTTTCATTTGCACAATGGACCCAATGTGTAGTATTTATAATTGGATAAGGTGTTTCACCTTTTCTATGAACATTAAGTTTTCTTGATGTAACCCAATCCTTAATTCTATTATATGCTACCCTATTATTTCCTCTTAAGTCTAATTCCTCAACAACACAAAGAATAGCATTTTCTAATTCAGCATTAAAGTCTTGTGGACTTGTTAAACAAGAATTAGCTTTTTGAACACCTTTAGTTACAAGTAAATCCAACGCCTCGTGAAGAATTGATTTACCACTGTTTTGAGGCCCATAAAGAAAAAGATAAGGAAGTGGTTCTGTCGGTTCTTGAAACACTGAAGCTATCCAACATTTTAAATAATCTCCGCCATTAAGGATGCCGTTTGATTTTGCCCAAGGGTGGTCTTTCAAAACTGGATCAAGTGACATTCCACAGTGATTTAAAACGGCATCCCATGTTGGACAACTCAGATTATCTTTATTTTGTGTGGGGACAAATCTTAATTGTGCAGCATCTCTGTTCCATTTTCTATCACCTGGATACTCTGGCTTAAAAGGATAATTAACAAGGTTCCAACATCTTGCAACACTTGATCCAATTATCTGTTTGATTTCTACTTCAATGAAACCAAGATTTGCTAGAAAAGGTTTTATATGGCTTAGTGGTTCAAATCTCCACGGCCCTTCACTCTTGATTACCCATCCAGCATCCTCGTGACTTTCTGTAGAAAGGTGACGAACAACGTCGTCATAATTTCCTACTTCCGGCTCCTTAGGTGTCATGATCTTTACATTAAAGATTTTCTTCCACCAACCTTTTTGTGGGAGCCAGCCATTTAATCCTGGATCAGTTGGGTCATGTTCAACATGAACAACAAGTCTACCATCTTTATGTTCTTTTAAGATGGCTTTTCTTCCCATCATATTATTAGGGATATCAATGCTTACACCTAATAATTGAGCAGACTGTACGGCTGTTTGGGCTTCCCTAAAAACAAATCCACCTTTTTCATCTTCAATCCCACCATTTGATCTTGCTGCCGTTTTTAAATCAGGATCATGGTTATAGTAGCAATGAGTCCAACCTTGACCATCTTGCTCCCATGTTTCTGATTCAGCAACGCCGGGTGTATATCTTCTAACACTCCAACCACCTTTACGCAAAGGAAAGCAAAAACAGTTAATATCTTGTCCTTTGTCTTTCCCTGTGGCTAATGTTGTAAATACACCTTTGAAGCCTAGACTCTCGTGAGCCGATTTAAGATCATAGGTATGTGAAACAAGCATATAATGATCTTGATCCCACCACCAGTAACAGTTATTTTCTTGAAGCCAATCAAATAATTTTTTATGATCATCGTCGAGTTTAACTCTTATACGTTGACCACTAAGCTCTTCAAAAATATCTGTCTTTTCATTATTTTCAATAAATTCAGGTGTGGCCTTCTTTTTTCTTCCAGATACAACTTTAACATGGTCTCTCCAATTTGGAGGAATATCTGTAAAGATTCCACCATCTTTAATAAGAGATAAACCGTCTGTGCCAGTCATCTTTCTGTGCCACACCCACATATTTCCGCCACAAATATCTACCTTTGCAGATAGATCATAATTAGTTGCAGCAGACAAAATCCCTAAGATTGATCTAGCTAAAGCAGCGTGTTCGTTGTGATTTTCTGTTGGAACTTCATCTAATTTAACATAAAGATGTAAACCTTTTCCACTTGTAGATTTTCTTAAAGTAACCCAAGGAATATTTGTTACTGTGTCTTGAATTTCTTTTAATTCAATGTCTGTTAATTTCTTTTGATGTCTTTGACTATGACCAATCATAGCATCAAAATCAAAAGCAACCCATCTAGAAACTTTGTTCTTCCAGTCCCATCCTGTCATGCCTATGCCTTCAGCATGAGCATCCAAATCATAACTCATTGGAAGGTCAGTATATTCTGGCTCTGTAGCTGCATTCTTAGGTATTCTAAAAGAGTACCACGTTTGAATACCATCGGTCCAACTATTCCATTGTCTACCTTTGAAATCTCCATCACGTTCACCACCATCTTGTGCTACGTTTACCTGGACTTCCATATCATGATTATACATCAGGGCCAAATCTTGATGGGTTTTGTGTTTCAAAAATAATCGAATCGATTCTGTGCGAGTAGGGTTTTGCATTTTTCTCCTTTCATTGTAGAGTATACACTGTAACCTCTACGTTACTAACAAAAAAATTTCAGTATTCTTGTAAGTAGTTAAATAGCTTAGACTTACAAAAATACTGACAGACTAATTACCTTAATAGCTCGAAGGAAAATGAATAAAATTTTTTGACGATATTAGTATATACAAAAGCGGTTTGTAGGTATTGCCGTAACTCCTTATGGCTAAAGGAGTTAAAAATTTTGAAATTTTTTACCGTCAAACGTAGAGGTTATGGTAGAGCAGTCTGCTCTACGTTACGCCAAGACTAGGCTCACCGATGCTGCGGGATCGGCTGAGCCTAGCTCTATTTCGATTCGATGAAAGGAGGAAAAGTTCAAACACATTGATTTTTAATCACATCGTTTTGTTGTATTTCGGATTAGTATCTTTTTTGTTAAGGTGAAAAATGGGCGTTGAAACTGCCACACCCGCCACGTTAGCGATGTCTCAAATCCGTGAGAATCCTGTAGCGTTGCGGCAAGTAAATCGAAAATCTGAAGATTATCTTCGTCTTGTTGATTCAATTAAGAATAAAGGAGTTCTTAATGCTATCTCCGTTCGTCCGATGAAAGATCCGGAGACCGGGGAAGATTATTACGCGGTCGTCGATGGTTTACATCGTTATACGGCTGCGATGGATGCCGGGCTTGAGGAGATTCCCGTTGTCATCCGTTCTCTTACTGACCTTGAGACTCTCGAAGCTCAAATCATCGGTAACATTCATAAGGTTGAAACCACACCTGCTGAATATAGCCGACAGCTTCTCAGAATCTTAGGACTCAACCCCACTCTTACTGTGAAGTCGCTCGCCGCTCAGTTGTCGCGATCCGAGACTTGGCTCCAGCAAAGATTGAGCTTGAGAAACCTTAGTGAAAAAGCTGCTGCTCTCGTTGATGAGGGTGCAATTAATCTTACTAATGGTTTTGCTCTTGCAAAGCTCCCGGCAGAAGAACAAGATAATTATCTTGTTGAAGCTCAACATGAATCTCCTTCTGAGTTTTGTCCGAAGATTGAAACTCGAAAGAAGCAGATTGACAAGGATCGTCGTGCCGGTCGGGATACATCGCCTGCACAGTTTACTCCTACTCCTCGTATTCGCAGCCTTGCTGAAGTCCGTGATGAATATCAGGGACACAAGGTTGGTGAAGATGTTGTGAAGGATGCTGGTGCGAAGTCTGCGATGGAAGGCTTTTATGCTGGTCTTCAGTGGGCATTGCGGCTCGATAATAAGAGCGTTTCTGAAGCCAAGAGCAAGTTCGATGAGAACTTGAAGCGACAGAGCGAGAAGCGTGAAGAAGC